ATCTATTGAGTTGAATTAAGACAATATTAGAATGGCAAAAGCACAATTGGCGGGGTCCACATTATCCCTGGAGTTAGCCAAGGGATTGAACGAATATCTCCAAGTACCTGAGATTGAGGAAGAATCCATACTGTATTCATATCCAGAGATACATAAGCTTGAGAGACCTGCATTCAAAAAGCAGCTCTACACTCTTAAACTGGACTCCATCAGATTACCAGCCAGGATCAACAATCCTCTAATCCCATATACTGACAATGTCAAAGAGTACATCACAACCAAATCGGAAGAAGCAGCAATTGATATACACAGTCATCACCATAGTCACTTGAAAATATTGCAGGATACCGTTGCTAAGTTACCATTATCTGACGAAATGAGAACAGCAGATATGACGTTTGATATCAATGTCTTAAAGAGAGCGTCGTTTGCCAAGTATTCGAACCGGACCAATCTAATCAACTTAGCCACACTTGAATTTGCCAAAAGAGCAACACAGCATGAATTGAGCATAACGGCATTGGAAGATATTCCTTTTATGTCTACGAATATGAGAGTATCATCGTCATTATCGTTCTTGATCTTGATTCACAGGTTGAGAGCAATGCTTGCACGATTAAATGAAACTAAACAATCCGACTTTGATGTAGACTTGTTTGACAGCGAAGAGGCTAAATTAACCTTGTATAAGAATTGTACATACTCATATAGTGCACGAGGGATTGATTATATCTTTTGTTTAATTGTATCAGGTGGACACTTTCGATTGTATCACAGTAGTATGAATATATGGTTTTGTGGTAATCTGACTTACCTCGACTATATGTTCAGTACCGCAGATATCATGAATAATTTAGATATAATAACCAACTGTAGTGAATACAACTGGGCTCACCCATTCTTTGACTTGATGAGAAGAATCAGTTCATTAGATTGCGATCACAATGACGGTGTTAATTTTATGAAGAATTTAGAGGGGTTCCTATTGAATATTTCTGATTATGATGAAGACTATTCAATGAATTGGAGACCCATACTCGATGCATCACATTCACTTTGGGAATTAGATCAAAGAATAACTGCTGAAATATATGATTTCAAAATAATACCAGCTCTACTTCATAATCCTGATCTGGTTACATCTACAAAGTCCTTATTGCAAAACATGATATCTGTGTGTAGGAAGTTGGAAAGATCTCAGGTACAAGAATTATCATCCCTACACAAACTGATCTTTTATGCAGAAGTAGATGCAGATGCTGGCGTGAAGAAATTCCTCAAGAGAGTCCACACACCCAGGCCAATTGAGGAACATGCGGTGAAAAATATAGTAAGACTTGCAAAACAACAATTTTTGATAGCATATAGGAAGAAACATAGTGCTCCACCAAATATGTTAGGGAATGCGAAGAAGATAAAATTGCTCCAAATTAAGGCAAATAGGTCAGAATATAGCGAAATTCTGAGTTTGCCCCTATCATGGTGGGATGATGTGACTATATTCAATTGTATGGATAATAAATTGACCAATGATGCTCTAGAATTTGCGAAGGACAAGGGGGCACTTAAGAAAGAAGTCAGATTCGGTCCTGGAGACAGTAGGAAAGAATTACTTCAGGTAATCGAACAGCCTGATTATGAGTTAAAGGACTTTTTCCAGCAAGGGACGTTCGTTCCTAAGAAACCGGCAGTGTTTAGTACAAGACATTCCTGTGACCCGTTTCCATCTAACCATCCGGTTAGACTTATAGAGAAGGAGAGAGAACAAAAGGAAGAAGCACGATTATTTGCTAATGGTGAACTGTCGGACAAACACTCCCTCAGCTTGGTCACGACTAGGATGAAGAAAACTCTAAATTACTTCGATGAACAACTTATGACACCACCGGATAAGAAGAGGAAGGAGATTATTCATTTGGCTGCTCAAAAATTAAGACAAGAGAACATGTATTCATTATTATTAGATATCGAAGGCCATAATCAATCAATGCAGGCTAGTAACACGAGTGAATTGTCAGAATTCTGCGGACATTTATTCGGAGAATATGGCTGGGGCAATCTACCGGACTACTTTTCTGCATTAGATGTCTACCATTATCATGAATACACAGATAAAGTAGTATTATCTCAAGGTCAACTAGGCGGAATAGAAGGATGGCTGAACCCGTTATGGACATTACATACAACTCTTATGATGAAATTGCTGAGGATCATGACAGACATAGAGATACCAGATATTATGGTCTATTCAGATGATGTAAATGCAATAATAGAGATTCCTCAAGCTTCTGAAGAATCCATTCGAGCCATTTTTGAGAAAATAATATCACATTGTAAGAAATTTGGAATGATAGTTAAGTTTAGTCAAACAAATTTATCTAAACATCGTGTGACAATGCTCAGACAGCATTATTCTGATGGTGTTAGGGCCGATTCTACTCTCAAGAAGTTAATCTCAACCAGCGGTGCGAATAATCCAATGCTCGTATCCGAAGAAATCGAAGTATCTGGGATTTGTTCTTCAATTGCCTCAGCATTAGAACTGAGCAATCACAACGAAACTTGCTGTTATCTCAAAAATTATAAGATTGGCCTCTTAGTTGCTCGACTACCTCACATCATCCTTTCTAGACAAAGAGAAGGAAGCATGCTATCCAGTGAACTCCTACCAAAATCTCTGGCGAACTTACTATATAATGTTAAGGATGATACATCATACCTCATCGGACAACAGTTAAATATTTCCATAAATATGATTATGAATGATATGCAGAAATATTTACAGGTGCATATTAAGGATCTAGATAAGCCTATGTTAAGAGATATCCTGATCAATAGCCTAGGTGAATCACAAACCGAATACAAATTTGCAGACAGTGCAGACAGATTATTGTATTTGCAAATGCACGATAAATTCCTGCAGGACTTGTTGTTCTTCTGGATATATATTCCATCAACTCTAGGAGGATTAGGCGGAATCTTGCATATCAATTTAATCCTCTCAGGACACAGTAGCGGTTTCTCCAAATCGATTCATTATATACATCAGTGGATCAAAAATAGAGCCGAGAATAAAGATTTTTTCTACAGGTATCTTGAATTGTTATTGGGTGTTGACAGAGAAAAGGAACGAAACTTTGACGAAACTAGAGTCCTGTCAACTGCCTGGCCATCTGATAACACTTTAACTACAGCCAACACGAGCGTCTCGCAGTCCATTGAAAGCATGATAAGGTATAGAACTAAGAACAAAAATGTGAAGTTATTAATGAAATTAAAAGATGATAAGCCAAATTTAGCTAGAGATTTCATTGAAATATTTAGAAACAATATGCATCCTCGAGTTTGTCAGTTCTATATGGAAAATACATCAGGGCATTTTTTGGATTTACTTATAAATAAGATAGAAACTAGTTCAGGATTATTGTCCTTCATAAAACGATTGACCCGACTAAGGAATTCACTGCAAGTTAGGATGATGGAGAATATACTCCTATCTAGCCGGATAACAAAAGGGACGTACGGAGAAATAAATGCGGAAACGGATACAGTAGAGTATCTAATGCTACGACGATCGGATATGTTCAGAAAGATACGTTTCATCGAGGTGGATGAAATATTATATGATAATAGGATGGAACTGGTACTGGGTTATCCTCATTTGCTGACAGTCAGAAAATGCACACCAATGCATTATGAGAATGGTATCAAAGTATACGATACTCCGCAAGTAGGAAATGAAGCGAGATATAAAGGCGAATTTATGGATGACGACAGAATGATCGGGAACAAAGAAGAGTTTCTTGCTGCAAAATTAGTTGCGGTGACCAAATGGTTCTTAACTAAAGCAGATATATCTAACATGGCAATGGATATCGAGGAAAAGTATGATTGTGTTATTGCATGTAATTTATCATTGAGAACACTAACCGGACAAACTTTCCAAGAGTTGAAGAAATATAGTCCTAATGAGACCGGGGGAGAGATTTTACATAGAATACCGAATATCAGATTCAGTACTATGACATATATTAGATCAGAGATGAATAGATCATTGACATACACAACTGATCTAAATCAACGAGAGATAAACAATTTATATCTATCCGACAGTAATATTAACTTCGATTACTTAAGATTGAGGTTTCAATTGGCTGCCATGATCAAGGATAAGTATCCAAGACAGCAGTCATTCATATCGAGATTTATGATTAGAAATCTGACCGGTATAATGGACGTACAATTCGTTACACCCAAATTAGTAGACCACGTGGTAACCAATCAATATATTACATATGGATCAATGCGTGGACATAATTTTTCATTGTTGAAATTCCGATACATGGTGAATGCGTACCTCAGCATCGATGAAATCAAGGACATATCATCAATTCCAACGCTGGAAGAGGGTTCATCGTCCAGAGTAATAGAAGTAGACATGATCGATGATTTAATATATCATTACGCTAAAGAACTGGATAGGGAATATATGTCTATACTCCCAACTTACATAGATGGAAATTTGTGGAAACCTCTAATGGAAAAGCTTGAAAGACTAACACCAAATCTCAAATCAATGACATCGGGCGAATGGCTAAATTATTTATCTCAACATCTCACTGATTCATTGAATAAAAGGAGATTGATTACAGTTGTATCGAAATCTGACACTCTGAGATTATCACTGCAGAATCAGTGTATCGAGTCGATTAAGCTATATTACCCAAACGACATCGAATTCGGTGAGTTGATTGATAAATATAGAAGGTTATTAGGGCAAAACCTACCAAATCGATCTCTCCAAACAAAAATAATCAGATACCAGACGCAACTGAAAAGCCTTGATTTCCACAGAATGAAGCTCGGCATAGCTATGATTTGTGAATACATAATAACCCTCAATTTCATCACAAAAGTTGAAGACGGAGTATTATCTTTTGATCCCGAGAATGCATTGAAAGAATCCAGGAAAATGGACTTATTCCACATGAGCATGCTTATGTTGGTACCTGATTTACAAGTGAAGGCAATGATCCTAGGAATAGATTATATAAATCAATTGATGTTTAGTCATTACACTGAAATTACGGATATTCTTAAGGAGATTTCTGAGGATAATCTAATGATTGACTTAATTGCTCCGGGATCATTACCAAACCTTACACCCATTACTATCCTCGATGGAGCTGAAGAAATCATCGAAGCATCAAAGGAATCCGAATATGATATGGTACAAATTCCAGAGACCGCTATGGAGAAGTTTGATGAACTTAAACCGTTATGCAAGTTTGCAACTAAATGTGTAATAAACGGTAGCCACCCCTCTGTATTTACAAGTCCAACGGGGTCGGACTCATTTTCTGCACAATATGGACTGTTCCGCATGTTGAAGAATAGATTAGGATTAAATGAGAAGACAAAGATATGTGATCTTACGGGAGGTAGAGGAGATTTTCAATATGTTTGTAGGGAACTGGGTCTAACAGCAGATACATATTCAAAGAAGGATGCCTTCACCAGAGTTATGCATCACCCAGGTGTTATATTTGAGAAAGAATATGATTTGAGGAGGACTGCAACGATAAAATTTGTTACTGAATATCAATTCATCCACATAGATGTATCATTTATAGGTCAAAAAGAGCTAAATATACTCGACGTGATTCTATTCTTAGAATCAAACAATTTAGCATATAGCATTAGGATCAATTCAATAAATTTAATAGGATACATTCAAGATAGTTTGGCAGATATCCCGGAATATACTCATAATCTAGCTTTTTCCACGAGTAGAGATATGAAAGCTTATCAGTTTTATCTAGTTGGCTTACCGGGTACTCCTGATAATGATTACAACGCACTATCAATGAAGAAAACAGTAGCATTTAGATCGGTAGCGTTGTCGTATGCACGACTGTTATCCCCTTTAAATAGGAGATTGAGGCTGCATGATTATGAGCCAAACTCTCTCTCACTATACTTTGGTAATAATGAGGCAACGGTTGAGATTATATCACAAATAGCCGATAGATCTTACGAAAAAGAGAGATTATATTATTCTTCAAGATATTTGAGCGAGTTGGAAGATGATGAGGCATTGTATTGGGTTGCTGCGAATCTGGATAAAAGAGATTCAGAAGTTTTAAATGAATATAAAACTAATTTTATAAATTATGTAGGAACTGCGTATGATAACGAAGTCATCGATTCTATTGGGAATGTCAGTAACAAATCCCTCCCTTATCATATAAAACACTTGATTGCTCTTCAAGATATTGGTGTTAAAAAGGTAAAAGCAGAATATGGGAAAGTGCATGACCATGTCTTAGAATATATGCGAATACATCACCCAATACAAGAAGTTAGATCCAAATGTAATATAATGTTAGGGTTGAAGAAATTCAATTATTACGACTTTTTATCTGGAAGAAAGGCGATTCAAGCATCTGTACGAGAATCAAAATGGTCAATAGGTCCACGAGATACACTACACCAAATAGAGGTGCAAAATGCCATAAAACTACTCATAATAAGTGCATCTCGAGATAACTATATGCATGGTATCAATTATTTATCATCAATGCTCTCATCTAATTCTCAAATTAAGCAGTCCTATATGAGAGTTTTAAAGTCCTATAGACTGCTAAGCACCCATTATGAGTTGATACGCAGCCTACTTTTTTCCGGTGCAATAACATTGAAACAATTAGATGCAATGAAACACGATTTGGAAGTGAAAGAGACAAGGAAGTTAAAATATACAGTAGATAAAGTTGTCAAGCTTGAAGAATATTTCCTTCCAGAAGATGATGGAAAAATATTGGATGAATCATTGAGTCATCTATTTGATTCACTTCTTTCCTGGTCAGAAAGAAAAATAGAAATCATCCCGGAAAGTAGTGACATTACTATGGTTGACGTTGGCCCTACTGGTCTGAATATGCAATTCAATCTAGATATTGATCAACAGGTTAATTCTATGTTGATCCGCCTAGGTCTATCGGAGCCTAATGAATTTGGATGGATTGACCTATATGACGAAGAACCACCGGATAATTGGGAAGAGATATAAGCAGTGGTCCTATACTCTAT